ATATTATATATGTGTTTGGCCTAATAGCATTAGCAATAACATATTATTTACCCTATTGGCCTTATACTTTATCGAGAAAAGCAATAGCACTAATAATTAGCTTATTATATTTAAGCTATACATTATATCATATAATTAATACATTTTTTTATAAAAATTATTATATTATGTTATAGCAAAAAATGTTTTTCGAATTTAAACATTTAAAAGCAATGAATATGGGCTATTTTGAACATATGTTTATTTCTTTAAATTATGTTGCTATATTGTTTATTTCAACAATTAAAGCACTAATTCACGCATTTATACCGGACTTATTTGAAACTTCTACAAGTCAATGTATTGTAGAAATAAATAATAAATTAACAAAACATCATACAAAAAAATTATGAAATGATAAAAATAAAATTGACTATGTCAATATATGTTTATAGTAACAGAAAAATGCTTAAGGCCAATGATTTGATTGCTAGTGTTAAAAAAAGCGTAGAGCTTATTGTTATGAACGAGACTAATATAACGAAATATTTGGATTTGTATAATTATTCTATAAAGGATTATGGTTCTATGGATGAATATATATTGGACAATTATAACTATGAATTATTTGGAAAAAATAAAAAGTGGGCAGAGCTCGAAACTATTGGACATAAAGAAATTCAGCATTTTATACCGAATATAGTGTTAATTTCATATAACTATAATAATTATAATGAAGTATTAAAGTGGATAATAAAAGAAGACTATTATAAATTAATAAGTTTTTATGCTTTAAGTGTATCGTATAAAATTATTAGAAATAATATTGCTGCTATTAAAATGATTTGGTTTACTAATGATAAAACAGGTCTTGAAAACTAATAGATTTATTCATATAAATTTTTTTTCATATATTTTAATATAATATCTACATATTTTAATATGTACTATGGCTAGCATAAAGCCATCGTTATTTAGACAGTATTCAGGAATTAATACTAATGCACTTGAAAACTCTAATTACAAACTTGTAAGAGCACTTACGATGACAATAAGCGGTGAAATATTTATTGATAAATTTATAAGCGAAATATTTAAAGGATTTTCAATAAATCCAAATCAACCAATAAGAGAATGGATTGCATTATCATCAACTTTAATATTAGATGATAAAAATGTAACTATTGCATCACAAGTATATGATAGAGGATTTAATACAACGACTTTTAAAAATGTAAATACATATAAAGAATATTTTGAGCATCGGTCAAAGCAACCTAAAATAGAAAGAATTACATGGTTAGGTGCTCCTGCTATTGTATTCAGTTATAAAAATAGAAATAAATTAGCAAAATTCTTATACGGTTCTTCAGTTATAAATTTAATGTTTTGGATAACAAGTTTTAGTAGTACTGATTGTTTTAATAAATTTAACGAAACTAGAGAAAAAAGTAAGAAATTTTTACGTGGCACAATTAGAGATGCAATCCTAGACGTAGAACCTGGTAAAAGTAGGCAAAAATCACCTGAACACTACGCATCAACATTATATTGTGATAGATATGAAGAAATAAAAAAACACTGTAATAATGAAATATGGCAAAAGAACAATACATATAAAAATTATTATGAAAATAAAGGTACACGAGTTGAAGTTGGAAAATTTTTAACAAATTTTGACGATTGTATTAAAAGAGTAGAAGATGAAGAGCGTTATTTAGAAAAATACAATACAGACAATAGAGAAAACAAGAAAAAATATGTTCAAAGATATAATGAAATGTATTCTTATATTTATCCTTGGGATATAGAAGGTATAGAAGTTGGAGCTATTGATAAAAAAGGATTGACTTATATAAAAACAATATTAGAAAAACAACGAAAACAAGTTATAATAGAATTAGAAGACATTTTAAATAACTTTGAAGAAAGTGTTGTTATGATGAACACTATTATAGATGTTATTATTAGTAATCCAGATTATGCTACTGAAATATATAACAAAATTATACAATCGGAAAAAGGTGGTCATAAAATGACCTTTACTTTATTTTTACTAACAAAACTAATATTATTGTCAAGATGCAATATTGCTGAAATATTTGAAAAGAAATCATTTAGGTTTCCTAATGAAATAAATGAAAATATTAAAGGTTTAGTAAGTGCCATTATAAAAATTATGAATGAACCATTAAAAATTTTTGAATATACTTATAATGAAAGTAAAGGTTTCAAAATGAAAACTTTATCATCACTTGAACGGAAAAGTGATTTTGTTTTATTTGAATTTACTACAGATCTTGAAACAAACATTCTTAATACATATAAATCTGATAAACAATTAATCGGAACAATATCCATACCTTCACATTTAGATAAAGTACCACATAAGAGTATTTTTAATCGTATTTTAAGTAAAATAGTTCCTCGTAGTGTTACCCGTACTCGCAAGTTGTCAACGTTAGCAGGAAAAAAAAGAATAAAAAGAATAAAAAGTATAAAAAGTATAAAAAGTATAAAAAGTATAAAAATAAAAAGAAATTAGTATTATAAGAGTGGTTTGTTTTATATTTATTTTATATTAATATACTAATTATATTAATATTATTAATATATACTAATAAAAATATATGCGTAAAAAAACGCTTAATCGTAGAAAAAATGGCAATAGAAGTAAAACACAAAGACTAGCTTACAAAGGTCGTTTAGGTAAAGGTAAAGGCGTTAGCATTAGTCATCTCTCTGGTTATGAGCTTAAACAATTATTAGTTACTTTATCAAATAACTCAGAGGCGCAAGAAAAAGTAGTTTATCTTATTAAAGATGATCCTGAAGTGTGCAGAAAGTTATTTGAACATTTAACTAATCAAATACACACCTTTAGTTGGCATACTTTGAATAAATTACAAACACCTATTTCACAATTACAAGAGTTAGCGGTGCCTGACGCGTGGAAATTTCAATCTTATATAAATACAAATCTTGAGCGTGGACTAAGCAACGTCCCATTAAGTCAGTTTACTGCTCAAGGATATAAAAGCAGGTCACGGCATTCGCGTTATTATAGAAGACGCTCACAATAAAAAAAATTGATTTCTTCTTTTAATTATTTATTATTTATTATTTATTATTAAGTTAATATGGCAACATCAGCTCTTGTGTTAATGAGCTTGCTATCTAATCATAATCTTATGTCAAATATGTTTGACCTAGAGTATTTAAAAGCACAAGAGAAAAACAGGCTCAGTCAGTTTAAGAAGGATCAACGCAATCATAGGGCTAGTCTAGCGAGAGAATATAAAGCACTAATGCTTAGTAGCAAAACACAGCATAAGCATAATTTAAATGATTTTAAATATTATTTAAATTATAATATTAAGCGGCGTTAATTAATTAATTAATTAATTATAGAAAACAATATAGAGCTAATGTTATAAACTATATAGGTTTTTTTTTGCAGTTTTGCAGTTTCTTTAAATATTAGCTTTTTAAATATTAGCTTTTATAATTATATTATTTTATTAATTATATATATTATATTATTAATAATGAGTGTAACTATTGATAATGATGTTTACAATATAAAGCTGGCTAACTTTGAAAAGCAAAATTTTATAAATAGTGAAATTTCTAGTAGAAACTATCCATCAGGTGGACTAACAATGAACTTTTCATTTAGGCCAGTAAATACTAAATATACATTTATGCCGACTGTTGCTCCACTAGTAAAATCAGTAGAACCTATACAAAATTATAATAATTATGATACTAGTTCTGTTTTCTTTCCTGGAACTAGAAAAATGCATTATTGCGGGTTTGCTTCTAATATAGATCGAGAGTCTACTTTGAGAAATCAGTTTTTTGCTCTACAAAAGGCAGACCAAAAAGCTTATATTCCACCTAGCACCAGTGATTTATATGTAAATAACATTAATTTTACACCCAAAAATGAAAATTTAGAAGGCCATTTATTATTTAGAGAACAACAATTTCAAGACTTTAATCCAAATAGATTTTCAACAATTGGAAACGAATTATTTTATAATTCAACACGAGTTCAATTAAAAAATATAAAATAAATTTATAATAAAATGCTTAATACTGGCACCACATTAAAAGAAACTAAAGAAAAAAAAGAAAAAAAGGAAACTAAAGAAACTAAGAAAAAATCAAAACAATTAAAAGTTGTAAATATAGATTTAATTGAAGATCAAGAGCAAGAGCAAGAGAGATTAAAAGAAAAATTAGAGCAAGAAAAAGAAAAAGAGCAAGAGCAAGAGCAAGAGCAAGAAAAAGAAAACTTGGAACTTGAGAGATTAAAACAACAAGAAACTTTAGACAAGCAAAAAGCCGACCTAGCAATAAACAATATTGACTTACGCTATTTTGCAAACCAAAATCATAACCCGTCTTTTAGAACAAATAAATTAGATCAATTACTCAGCACTAATTATTTATTAAAAGACATTTATACTAATATAGAAGAAAACATAGCCACTTACAAAGACCAAATAATTAAATATAATGCAACAACTTTAGAAAAACTTATAGAAAGTAGAAATAGCGACGACACTAAAATAGCAAACGGAGAGAAATACAAGCTTTATTATTTGTTATATATATTAAATTTAATAAGCCATTTAAAGGAAAAAAAACTTAAAAACTCTATAAAAGAAGAGCTTAAAGACTTCAATAACAAGTCGAATTATTGTGATGACGCCTCTTTAAATGATTTCAATTTACATAATGCAACACTAAATAGTATGTGCGCTAAAAAATGCATAACAAATTTAGATTTGTTTGTTGTTAGAAAAAGCTCAAACACTAAAAGAAAAATACTTCCACAAAAACGCAGTTAAAAATTTATTTTATATTACTATATTAAATAATACTATAAAATAATATGAATACTACATTTAAGAAATTAAGTCGCAAATTTAAAAAAAATACGCGCAAATTTCGCAAACTCAAATGCTCTCCATATCAAAGTAAATATGTCGACACTGAATTGAAAGACTATACTTGCTATACGCGTAATAATTTGCAATTATTTAAAAATGTGTGGAATGCTAATAATAGCGACAAAATTTTGACTAATAATAGTAAAGAAATATGGAATTTTTTCAAGCAAAAATTAGATAAGCAATGCTATGACGAATTATGTTGGTTAGAAAAAACGCCATTAAGTAAAGTTAATAATAGAGAATTATTAATAAAAGAGATCTTTAAGCCGTTTTCTCCCGAAACTTGGTCGTCAAAGCCCAATACGTGGCTCTCTAGTGTTGATATAACTAAAATAATGAAACAATATGAAAAATCCCATAAACATTTTAAGTTTATAGGGCCCACACCAATAGATTTTGATGCAAAAGAAATGTTTTCTACTTGCGTGTGGGAGCAATTATGTAATTTTAATTTAGAAAATCATATTAAAAATAAGATTAGCAAAATTGGAGTAATATTTAATACTGATCCACATAATAAACCTGGAAAACATTGGATATCTTTATTTATTGATTTAACTAAAAAATTCATTTTTTACTTTGATAGTAATGGTTCAAAAATGCCAAAACAAGTAAAAGTATTAATAAACAGAATAGTGGATCAAGCGCATAATTTAAATATACAATTAACTGTAGATGATAATGAAGGTTTTACTCATCAATATGGCGATGGGCAATGTGGTATGTATGCGCTATATTTTATAATAGAATTATTGCAAGAAAATAAAACTTATAGCTATTTTAAAAATACACGCATAAAAGACAGCACAATGAAAAAATATAGAAAAAAATATTATAATGAGGCGAACATAAAAATGAATTCGTTATTTAATGATTAATATTAATATTTATTTTATGATAAACCCAATAAAAAATTGAATTAAAGATTATGATTATTATTATTAGACTTATAACATTAATAATAATCTATTATGACAACCACAACCAAAAAGGTGCTTACTGAAGATTTGGGCAAAATGTTCGAAATGGCAATTTGTTTGAATTACGATTCGCCTTATGATGGAACTTACAAATATAGTTTGGCTGAAGCACAATCTCTCAAAAACAGACTTAGTAATCTTAAAAATGTGTTTCCTTATGCTATTAGGCATTGTGCAAGTCGTGGGAGCAAATATGATTTTGAATGTGTAGATGACCCTAGCATCCATTTAAGCGCTAAAACGAGCAAAAATAAGACCGGCAAAGTGTGTCCGCAAGTATTAGGACAACCCTCACGCAAAAAGTTTTGCGAGTTTTTCGCACTAGACCAAAGCATAGGCTTAGACCAAATCAAGAGCTTTATTAGCAATAACATTGCTAATTTATTGCAAGTCTATAGTGCGCATACGTTTGATTGTCCTATATTATATTATAATAAACATAGTGATTTGCTAGCCTTTATTGAATTAAAAGAAGAGATAAATTGGTTACCTTATACACATAGCATTAACTTTAGTCACAATATTAAAAAAAAGCTATGGAATGAGAGTTCGTCTATTAGCATAAATGGAGTAACAATTGGCGAATTTCAAGTGCATAAAAATCGCGACTGCATTAAATTTCGCTGGGCATTTGAAAATTTGCTAGCATTGTTTGGGCATCATTTTACAATTGTTGCTTTATAGGCGCTAAACTAAGTATAATTTATGCACTAGTCTTTATATAGTTTTTTTATTTTTATTGTAAAAGCGTCACTATTTTGTCATAATATGTTTTATCGATTTCACAGCCTTTAAAATTGCGATTAGTGTTTTTACAAGCTAGCGCAGTTGTTCCAGACCCTAAAAATGTATCTAATATTGTGTCGCCTTCATTCGAATGTTTTTTAATGAGTTCTTCAAATAGCGCTAAACTCTTTTGCGTAGGATGAAACCTATTTTTACCGCCTTGTAACGGATAACTATAAATGCCGTTGTCATAACTGCTATTAAATGTTGGATTGCTGTCTTTAACGCCTAATAGCGCAATCTCTCTAGTATTAGTTAAATAATTGACTTTACTATTTCTTGGTTGAGGATTAGTCTTAATCCACTCAATAAACCTAAGCTGCTTAAAATTGTATTTTTCTAATAAGTCTTTTAGGTTTGTAATTTTCCATAAGTCAAAGAACATTATTAATGTGCCGCCTTTTTTTAGTTTGCTATAATAAAGCTCAATAAACTTTTCCAAAGTAGCTAATGTAAAATCACTGTCCCAAGACCCATAGTCAGTTTTAACGCAATATTTTTTTCCATATATTGACCCATATTTAATATAATTGCTTTTATGTGTGTCGTCTTTAATAGCATTTTGCAGTTTATAATTTGTCCATTCTTCTTCTGACTTTACCTCATTAATGTCATTAGCTTCATTATATTTAACATTATTATAATGCTTATCTAGACCAGTCGACTTAGATATAATATAAGGCGGGTCTGTTAATATTAAATCAATAGAGTTAGGGTCTAACGTTTTTAAATATTCTAGACCGCACATATTTTCAACGCTAATAGAAGGATTAGGATTAGCAATACTTTTATTATCAATATTTTTTTCAATACTAGCTTTATGTTCAAGTAATTTAATTAGTGCGTCTTTGCTTTTTGATTTATAATTTGTAATTCCTTGTTGCTCACATTGTAACATAAGCTCAGCTTTAGTTAATTTTGCTAACTCCATAACTTGGCTATAATGCATTATTTAATAGTTGTATATTAATTATTCAATTTTTAAATAATTAATAATTAATATGTTTTATATATTAAAACTATATAAAAACAAAATGAAAAATTACTAAATGCAAAAAATTGCAAATAATATGTCATATTATTAAGACAAATTTGTATGTGTATGCGTAATGTTCCATAATTTTTCTAAGCTCCATATAGGAGTGCGTTTATTTAGAGCCCATAATGAAATGCGATTTACATAATGGCGACAATCGTTAATACCTAATATATATTTTTTATGTAGAGTTTTTTCAAATTGTTCTACTTCTTCCAACGTTTTACTGGTTTCACCCCAATATATGGTTTTATTTGGAACATTTTCGGGAATATAAAATCTATATAGCTTATCAACAAACGTCAGCTGTTTATTTGAAACAGCTACACTTATAGCATTATCATTATTTGCATTATCATTATTACTTAGTGTTTTAAAGTCGCACTTATTTGGTTCGCAAAAAGGGCGATAATCGTATCTTAATAAACTATTATTATTTTTAAAACTTATTCCAATATGATATAAATTGAAGTCATCATTAAATCGTTCCAAATGTAAATGGACTTGTGTTTTAGGAGTATTTAGTGGCATAGAAAAAAACGAAGCTTTCTGAATTTCTAAAAATAGAAGTGCTAATTTAAGCATTATAATGTTTTATATAAAATAAAACATTATATTTTTATATAAATTATAAATTAAAGTGTTTAATTTGTAGTATATTAAAAATAAATGGCAGCAAGATTAAATAGCAATGCAAGATTAAATAGCAATGCAAGTTTTATAACAAGTAAAGAAAATAAAGAGGTTTTATGGAATGTATTATATAACAATAAAGTATTTAACAATATACCTGAAACAGATTTTAATAATATTCAAATGTTATTCGAAAAAACAATACTAAAAAGTTTAGATGAAAACAGAGAGCTTTCCACTAATACTATTAGCGACCCTAAAAATATTATTGCTATAAATAAAATTATATTGCAAAATATGGTAACAACTATAGCTAATTATAAAAAATCATTATTAACTCCTATTGAAATCAAAGAAACGTTAAAAGCCGAAAAACTAGAAGAATTTGATAAAGAGCTTAGTGCTAAAAAAGTGAGTTTTAATGAGCTTATAACATTAAAAAAACCAGAAGTAATAGATTTTAGCGATGTTAAAGAAGATGAACCCTTGACAAGTAATAATATGAATGAACTATTAGAAAAAATACAGAAAGAGCGATCTATTACTTTTCCTCCTCCTCCTCCTATTGAAGTAGTCGATTTAAACGTGGGCTTGCTTGTGGAAAAAGAAAAAGAACTAGAAGAAATCTCTCAATTTAATGCCAACAATTCTTTAAAAAACCTAAATATAGACTATGAACTGCATAGTAAAATAGATAAGCTATCTAGTCAATTAGCACAACTATTAGCTAACCAAATGCTAATAATGGAGAAATTGAATACTATTTAAAGAAAGAATGATTAATGTATTAACAATGGAACAAGTTATTATTTAATCCTTATAAGTAGTCAACCTGCCCTTATCGGTCTAGCATCCACAATTCAAACTACCATTCATAATTATCCTTCCCATTCATAATTATCCTTCCCATTCAACTCCTTATCTCGATTATTTTCTGATACTTTTAGTATTTTATTTTGTTTGTCATGTATGAAATCATTACGTGATTTGTGAATATATCGATTGAAACGGGGGTCACTGTGTAAATGGCGTAGTATATCTTGAGAAAATACATCAGTTTCGTATTTGTTGTTGCCTCTTAATATTGCATCGTCGGGAGTAGCACTGTCTTGTGTTGTTGTTGTTGAAACAACATTGTCAGCATTGCCTTGTGTTATTGGTGTTGAACCATCGGCGTCAGCATTGCCTTGTATTATTGGTGTTGAAACAACGCTGTCAGCATTGCCTTGTGTTGTTGGCGTTAGAACATCGGTGGGGGCGATTCCGACTTTTCTTCGTGTTAAAAAAGATGGTGCAAAAGAAGAAAAAGATGGAAACTTTAATCCTCCTTCAAGTGATTTTCTACTCCGCCTATTAATGCTAGATTTTCTTGCCTTAATATATTTTCTTCTTGTATTTCTTCGTATATTTCTTCTTGTATTTCTTCTTTTATATTGTCTAGAACGTTTTTTTCTAAATGTTGCCATATATAAATACAAAATATTTAAAAAAAAGCTTTCGTTTTAAATATTTTATAAAAACCATTTAAAAAATAGGTGCTAAACTATTAGGGGCGCTTTTTCCATAAGTCGCCCAATATTTGAATATAAAAAATTGATTTAATTATTTTTATTGTTAGAATTAAACACTAACATTAACAATAACATTAAATAATGTACAGAAGCCCTTTTCTAGATATGTTTCAAGATTTGTTAATTATTGGACTAATTTGGACTTTATTAATGTTTAGTTATATTATAGCATATGGGCGCTTATGTTGAATATTCCATTTAATTAAACCTTCTCCAACCTATAGGCGCCGTTTTCTTGCGTGACTAACTTACCTACAAGCAATAATTCATTTTTCAAGAAACTGTCATAATCATAGAGCTCTTGTGTTTCTTTATTATACGCATATTTAATTTTATTTAATACCAATTCATTTAGTTTTAATACTTGTTTTTTCTTGTTTAGTTTCATACCTTCGTCTTTATCTTGAGCCTCTATGTTTGGAGTATATATGTATTTGCTTTCACTTGGATTACCTATTACAAAACATTTGACATCTTTCTCAGTGCTTGACGCACGCGTATGAATACTGCAATCTATTGCCGACTCCTTAACACTTTGCAACAACGAAGCATTAATTTCCTCTTTTATGCTCGAAATTTCATATAAATATTCGTCGCTTGTAATGACTTGCTTCTTATTTTTTTTCGATATATCTTTTAGCCTCAACTCAATAGATAAGTCACTAGACAATTGTTGCTCGCTAAAAACCATTAAATATAAAAACACATTTACAGTTTGCAGCTCTTTAGGCAAGTCGCTATGACTACAAATGCGCCGTGCACGTCCAATAACCTGATGAATACGCACAGGATGCCAATATGGCTCAGTAATATGAACATAACGCACATTTTTCAAACTAATACCTTCCGCACCCGACGACGTAATCATTAGCACCTTAATTATTTGTCCCAAGAAATTATTTTCTGATAGCGTTTGCAGCGTTTTTACTAGCGACGACGGAACAAGCTTCCAATTGCTATTTAATACATTTTTAATAATTTCACGCTCTTCAGGAGTTTCTGACCCGGTATAAGAAGCAAACATAGGCTTATTCATATCTTCGCTGGCTACATTTAAAATATATTCGCCGGTCTCATTTTTCTTGATCTTAAACTCAGCAAAGTTATTTTCCTTTAAAACCAACTTTAAAATACCTATGCCTTCTAATGTTTTGAATTGCGAATATAATAAATGAATGCCTTTGTGGTCGCTATCAATAATATTTTCTAAAATATGCAAAAATTTGGGGCTATAAAGTTGCAATCCCTCTTTAGATAAATATTTGGGCGCATTTTTCTCCAGCTCTTTTAGTGCTTCAGCAATACGTTTGCTATAACTTGTGTCGCCTAATTTTTGAGCAGTTGCGTCGTGCTCTAAATCCTTAATATCATCGGCATCATATTTGCCATCAATATTGTTTAATTTTTCAGCAACACTTAAATCATCAATAACATCTTCAGAGAGATTTTTAGCAATAGCTTCATCATCATTTAGCTCAGACATATTTTCTAATGTTGTTTCTAGTGTTTCATCATTATTTGGCATAGGCCGTTTTATAGCTGGCTTCGGAAATACAAAATTACAAAATGCGCGAGAGAAAATGCGATATGTTGATACACTATCGCTATAAAGGTCGTCGCCTTGTGCTCCTGTTTTCGTTTTCTTAGACTTCTTCTTTTTATTTGCTTCCTCTAATTTGCGCTCTTGGACACGAGCTTCTTCATATATTCCAAACTGAAAGTCACTCATAGGAATTTTAATTATTTTAAAGTCGTCGCTATTTGAATGCGAGTATTTAGGCATCAACTGCTCTTGAGCACTTCTAAAATAAGACGTTAATCCAATTATACGCATTTTAAACATAGACGGATTATTTATTGAATTGTTTGGGCTAATAAATAAGGACTTAAAGTCGTCGAAATTATCAGGAAGAGCTTTATATCCATTTATATTTATTTTGTTGCCAGCAATTTTGAGAGATTGAGCCTCTAATGCGGTCTTTATTTTTTGCATAAATTGGTCGCTTGACAATACATCGCTTGAATATGTTAACTTATTTTTATTTGTGTCCGATCTAACGTAACCAAAAGGGTTTTGTGTAATAGTAACTTCATAGCTAACTGCGTTATATTCTATAAGGTCTACATAATTTAATATATTTGCGGATTTAAAGATGCTTTCTAATTTTTCTTTTGTCATCGTTTTCTTATCTAATATTAGCTTGCAAGTATAGCTCCTAATTGTGCCGCGTAAAATGTTGAATAATATTGCTATTTCATTTGGATAGTTGATTATTGGTGTGCCGGTCAGCAATATGATTTTACAATTTTCTGCGTCCATCAAATAGTTATACAATTTCATTGATAGTGAGGTTTTGCGGTTTAATTTATTCACTATTCGGCTAATAAAATTGTGGGCTTCGTCAATAATGATTACTTTATTAGAAAAAGGGTTTATTGTTCCGCCGTAAGTCATACCATTTAAGTGAGAGCTTCGTAGACCGTTATAGCTTATAAATTGGTATTTGTAATTTATCATTTTGTCTAATTGCGAATTTATTTTCTTTTGGTCCTCAAAATCCAGACTGTCATAATTCGGCTCTTTTTTCACATTAATAAACCAGGCTCCACCGTTACTAGCTATATATTCTTGAGGTAGCTTTAGCAATGAGCTTAAATATTCTAAGTATTGCGGGTTTGCTTTGGTATCTATAAACTCCCAAAATTGATTTTTCTTATACATAAAGTCACCGCATTTTTTCAATTCTTCAACATAATTGTCCCTTAGCGACGCTGGTGTCATTATTAGGACTTTTTTATCATTTTTAATCCCTTCTGCAATAGCAATAGAAGAGCACGTTTTACCTGATCCAAGCCCGTGATATAGCAAGAGCCCTCTATATGGCGTATAAATATTTATATAATCTCGCACAATCTTTTGATGAATTAAGAGAGAAAAATTAGAGCTGTCATTAGTAGCGCAACTTATTGATGCTTTACCTGACAACATATCTTGCTCTTCCTTTAATAATTGTTGCTTATAAGGTTCAAAGAGAGAATTAATAAAACTAATAAAAATCTCTCGATTATACAAATAATAATTAGATGCTTTTATTAACACATTGGGTTCTAATTTAGGAATTCGATTTATATAAAGTGTTTTGCCTAGGCGAAGGTCTTTTGGAATAATTAAAGTTTCGTCAATCGTTTCGGCTTGCGTTTTTTTTGTTTTTTGTGTGGTTGTTTCTTCAGTTTTTTCTTTTTCTTTTTCTTTTTCTAGAGTTAGTGATCCTGGTTTAGGTGTTAATCTCTGTTGTGATGGTAAATTTGTTTTGGATTGTTTTAAGGCTGTGTTAGATGCTTCTTTAATAATAATTTGCTGTGCTGTTTTAACAATTTGGGTTAATGTATTTTCGGGATCATAAATTTTTGGCTTGGACTTAGACTTAGACTCTAGTTTTTTGCTTTCTATTTCTTGGTTAGATGTTTGCAAAAGCTCTTCTTTTATTGTAGCGCTGGTTTTTTTACTTTTTTTGTAATCTTTTTGAACAACTCCTAAATTTTCTTGAAGATCACTAAAAAATTCCTCTCTATTTATTAAGTGTTCGCTTGTTTTATCAATAATATTTGGCGCAACACCTTCGCTAGGTATTTGTAGCGCTACTTGGAATTGTTGGGGTTTTTTTGGTATGGGTTTTATTTTTAATTGTTCCAAAGTCTCATTTATCATTATTATATATAATTAAATAATATATAATAATAAGTATTTTTAATATTTTACTTAATGATTAATGTTTAATGTTTTAAAAACATTAAAGTTATAGTTATAATTATAATTAGCATATTTATTCAATAATCAAGGACATTAGTCGCTGTGCAATGAGTTCAACAACAGGCACCGATACAGCATTACCTGCAAGTTTGTATAAATTTGTATCTGATAGTGGCGGTAATTTGTAGGAGCGTGGAAAACCTTGAAAATTGAAGCATTCGCGAGGTGTTAATTTTCTTATGCCTTTATTATCTAATATTAATGGAACATTATGCCCACCTGTGCCCATATTTGCAGTTAATGTAGGGCACTCATTGCTCTTATTTTCACGAACATATACTCGCCTATATTGATATACTGTGTTTTTTTTTACAACATTATTTTTAACCAAATCCCACGTCAATGACCTAGATGTATAATAATATTTTGAAGGGATCTCTGTTTCTCTTTCTAATAAAGATACTATTTGAGCCTTTGGCACACTTGGAAAGTCTAATGTAAATTTAGAATATAGGTCTTTAGATTTCATACAAACAATATATATTCGCTCACGGTGTTGCGGGATGCCGGTAATTTCTGCTGTATCAAGAACCTTAAAGCATAAATAATAGCCACGCTGTGTTAAATTGTTTTTTATTGTTTCAAACGTTTTTCCGTCATCGTGTGATACTAAATTTTTAACATTTTCTAGAATAACATAAGACGGCTTATGAAAATCTATAATGGATAAAATCTTCCAAAATACGTTTGCTCGTTCGTCTTGAAACCCTTCTTGTTTTCCAGCAATACTAAATGGCTGACAAGGAAAACCACCTGTTAAAATAGTATGCGCAGGTAGTGTTTCTGGTTTTATATCATTTAAATTGCCTAGAGTTAGTTTGTGTGTAAAGTTTAAATCATATATTTCTTTAGACCATAACGCGAGATCGTTTGAAAATACACACTCTACTTTTCCTGTTTTTTCAAAAGCATAACTAAATGCTCCTGTTCCAGCAAATAAATCGATCATTTTTAATTTAGGCGAACTGAATGTAGAAGCCATTTTTATATTATTTTGGTTTTGTTCTTATATTATTATTATTTATTTAAAAGAAAAGAACATTTTTGTCAGTGTTGTTTCTACACAAAAAGCTCTATGAATTAATATTGAAGCAGCTATTAATACCAGAAATATTACTAATAAATTACTTTTCAAATAGAGATTTATTACATATGCGAGTAACAATGTTAATAGCGTATCAACAACTGCAATATTAAACAATCTTATTGAATGTACTCCTGTTCCCACCTTTCCAAATATGTCTCTATATTTACATAGTCCCATTTTTTAATAGTATATATTAGCATAATAAAAAAATATTAGATTTAGTTGATTTAGTTGATTTAGTTCATTAAGTTCATTTAGTTCATTTAGTTTATTTAGTTTATTTAGTTTATTTAGTTTATTTAGTTTATTTAGTTTATTTAGTTTATTTAATATTTTGTTATTATATAATAACAAAATATGGCAACAGAAGGGGCACTAAAAGAAGCGCCACCTCGTCTAGTTAAAACAATTTTAGAACAAAATCCTCAAGAATTAAAAGAAACAGTAATTAAAACTATAGATACTAGTAAAAAATTTTATAAAGTAGATGATCACCTAGAAAACCCCTACTTTGTAGAAGTTGAAAACGTTAATGATAGTATGTTGATAGCATGGAATAAACAAGGAACTATTCCACTTATATTTTATAAAGTAGAATTAATATTAGAAAACGGAAACAAATGGTTTATGTTTACTGTTGAAGATGTTAAAAATATACAAAAAAAACTGGGCAATATAGATGGTGTGCTGGCGTCGCCGAAGGAAGCTAAGAATGCAACATTAGATTGGACAACATTAAATGATACAATATTATATAAATTAAGAAACATTATGTATGACTTACACGGATCAATGAGTTTAATTATACCCTCAAAAGATACATTCTACGATTTAAAAAAATTTAAGGAGAAAATCACAAGTATGACGGGCAAAATGAATTACTACCCCGATAACATAAAGGCGTTCCTTGAGTCGGTATTAATATGGGTAGTGGCAGCATTGGTGGTTGCTGCAAGAGACAACAAAGCCTATGCGACTAACCTTTATAATGAGAAGGAAAGATTTTACAGAAATAGACAAAGTGAGTTAAGAAGAATACGGGGCTATGTAGCTAGTGGTTTTAAGATATTAAATGATGAAGATAAAAAGATATATGATGAATTTCTAGACCCCAATATCAGATCACTGTCAGATGAAGAGGTTGATGATATTCTATACAGTCTTCAAGGACGCATGAACAAGGCATCCACAGAAGAAACTAATTTCAAAGATGAATGGAGCCGTGCAAATTCACCATCTGTCTCAGATGCATTAAAAAATGTATTTGATAAAATTGTAGCAATTTCAGCAAATTCCGAATTTAACCCAATCAGCTTAAAAATGGATATTGACGACTTAATATTAATTTTGAGGCCTAAAAACCCATCGACTGGTGGCCGCAGGCGAACAAATAAAAAACGTTCTACAAGACGTAAAAAAAAAAGAGGAAAAAGAAGGCGTAGTTATAGAACCAAACGTTAAATATTTAGTTTATTTTGCGTTATTTTTCAATTAATCTAATAGCTTGGTCGCACGCAATTTGCTCAGCCTTTTTCTTAATTTTATGCTCTGCTTTTGTTAAAAACACTAATAATTTGTCTTGCTTTTCGAGTAGCTCGTGAATTGCTTTAAATGACCCTAATTGTTCATAATTGTGTGCATTAGCAATTTTAGCATTATGAATATTTTGTCCAAAACAAATATAGAGCCCCATTACATATAATTTATCATTGTCGTCGTCGTCGTCCATTTTAGGAGTTTTTAGTTCTACATAGTCTGGTGTAATTTTGAATTCTTTTTGAATAATTACTTGAAGCTTATTTTTATAGTTGTCATCATTATTGATTAAATTAGTCCAATCAACGTGCTTTTCGAATACATTTTCTACAAAAATTTGCGCCATTTGTAGCCCAGGACCGCAATTGAATACATTTGCAAACCACCCATATTCGTCATTAATAGAAATGCGATTAAAGTCTAGGAAAATAGCACCAATAAATGCTTCAAATAAACAGCCCAACTTTTTCAAATTGTTGCGAATATTTTTCTCTTCTGCGTGCCGAGAAATAACATAATATTTGTTTAGTCCCATTTCAAGGGCTACTTTTCCAATATGCTCATTTTTGACTAATGCGATCTTTTTTTCGGTCATAAATCCTTCATCAGCTTTAGGAAAACGCTTATATAAATAATATTTTGTAATAAGTTCTAATACACCATCCCCCAGAAATTCAAGGCGTTCGTTTGATTTTGTTTTAAGTGGCAAACAATTGTCTGGTTTATTTGCAATAATAACATTTGCCATCGAATTTTCTAATTTAGGGCGTTTTGTATAAGATTTGTGAATAAATGCTCGCTTATATAATTCCATATTAAATGGTTTAGTAACAATTCCATATTTTGATAGCAATTCTTGAACATTTGCATTAGTAATTTCTTGATTACTAGTGTTAAAAGGATTGAAAAGGACTTCTTCATTGTATTTCACAACATTAGTTTCATTATCACTATCTGAGCTACTATCTTCGCTATTGTTATCTTTTAGACAATTATTAGTATTTAAATTAAGACTAGTCATTTATAATTTATAATTTAATAT